TTTCAGGTAAAAAATCTTCTGTTGCAAATTCTGTTCTTGCAGGTCTTGAATATCTTAAACCTTGTGGATCAGCTACTGTTGGTTTTGGCTCAAGCTGTGGTTGTTTCGCTTCATACTCTGAAACATGTACACGTGCACCATTCCATTCAACAACCATTTCATTGTATGGAAATGCCATACCTGAACGGTCTGAAATAAATTGTGCATATTTTCCGCTAGATAAATTAGACATTTGGATAATAAGATTTTGGAGTTATAAATGTACTAGATGAAGAACCATCTTCTTCAAGAGCTCTTTTTAATTCATCTTCATATAATAATTTCATTTGTTGAACTAATTCTGGTTTAAATTTTTGTGCTAAATAATATGAAAGTCCTGATACCATACAAGGTACAAATCTATAAGGTACATCTGCTGTATTAGTGTATGACCCTGAATCCTGAATCCTGCTTACATAATAATAGTTAATAAAGTTTCCGGCTTCAGAGCTTCCGGGAGTTAGATATAAAGTAATCGTTACTCTATCTATAAATCTTTGTACAAAATATTGTGTTGGAGTTCCGGTATCTGTTTTAGAAGATAACCCTTGGTAAAGTGATCTATTAATCTTAGTTAAAGAAAAATCTACAGCAGAAGAATTTCTATAAACAGCTTCTAATATATCATCCACTCCATATACAGCTGTTGCATCTGATGTACCATCTGCTGTTGACCTATACATTGTATAAGTTGATTGACCATTTACTAATGTAATTGAATTGTTTTTTACTTCCCAAAAATGCAGACCTCTATTACCCCATTCTTGAAACATAATGTTTAAAGAACGTCTAGCTGTTTTTATATCATTACCTGAGTAATCAAATCTACCTATTCTTTCATAAGCTTCAGTAATTACATCATCAATATAAAAATTTGATTCAAAAGTCGTTGTTCCTGAACTTGCCATTAAGTTAAGCTCCTGTAATTGTTACTGTAACGCTTCCGCCTGCTCCTGCTAAATTGTAAACAATACCTTGATCAAATAAAATACCTGAACCTGGAACATAAACTTCTAAACCTTCTGTTCCAAATTTATAGGTAGCTACTAGATTTCCAGCTCCTGCCGCTCCTGTAGTTGCTGCATTATATAAAAGTAAAGTAGAAGATGCTATTCCTAAACCTTGAATAGAAGTAATTCTAGCTCTACCTAATCTAGATAAAGTATTTGCGCCTATTACTGCTAAATTTAATGTTGTTTGATCTGAATCCATATTTTTCTCCTTATGCTGATAATCCCGGACTAGAATATCTATCTGTAAATAAAGTATACGCAGTCACATTTGTTTTAGTTTTACAAAAAATTCCTTTAGGAAATAAAATTCCATCCGAAGGAAAATTTAAAGTAACAACATCTCCAGATGGAACATCTATTACTAATAAAGTAGTTCCTGTATTTGAAGTTGTAGTTAATTCTAAAACACCTGCTGCAACACCATCTGATGCAACTGATATTGCTCTTAACCTTACGGGTGGAGAAACTATTGCTGTGGCTCCTGCTGCTGCTGCTGATCTTGTTGCTTGTATATCTTGTGATCCCATATTCTATCCTATTAATATTTTAAGTGGGGCCGAAGCCCCACAATAATTATATTATGCTCCCCAAGCAAGAGCACCTGTTACTGCTAAAGGATCTTTACCTGAATCAAGTGCAACGTGCCATAAACCATCTTCAGTACAAGAGAAGTAAAATACACTTCCGATTGTAATAAAATTAGTAATTGCATTTGCTGCTGTGAAAATTAATGCACCTTCACCAGCTGTTGATGTATCATAAGATACATTTGCTGCTGCTCTTGTTTCGATTAAAGAACCTGTGTACCAAGCGTCAGTTCCATTCGCATTGAATGTAAGTGTACTAGTTCCACCTGTTGTATCTACTCTTTGTACGTAAGCAAGTCTAGTTCCTGCAATAGCACTAGGTAAATTCATAGCAGCATTTGCTGCTCCAGTAAAGTTCACTGTACTAACTACGTTACCTGCTAAAGTAACTGCTGCACCTGCAGTAACTGCAGCGTGAGACATTCCAACGAAATCAAATTTTACGTTTAGGTAGTTAGGTGTATATTCACCTGTTGATAGGTTTTTTTCTACAGACTGGAATCCGTTTTCGGATCTTACCGGTCCTGTAAATGTTGTGTTTGCCATAATAGTTCTCCTAATTAATTCCACATAGTCTTTAGGCTGTCGACTATACTGCGTCTATGTAAAATATTAATTTATGTATAGTTATTAATTTATATATGAATTTTAAAAAAAGTGCAAGAAATCCCTAGGAAAGAAAGACGTTTTTTAAATAGATCGTAAGTCTAATTAGCCAGCAAAAAGATGTGATTCGTAATCTCTGCTATTCTTATTAGCTTGGATCTCTTGTTCTATGATGATTGATCTAATTACTCTTTTAATCTCATCACCTAAAACAGACATTTCTGGTGTTATTTTTCCTCTGTTCTCAAGAAATAACTCGTTCCAATTAGATTCGAGTTTCAGTTTCTTTGCGAACAATACCATGTTGTCCTGAGCCATTTTGAACCTCCTCATAGGTTATATAAAAATCATTTCCAGTACCGTGATACTGCAGATCATTTTTTTCCCATTTTATATCAGATTTTCCTAGAAAGTCAATAATAGGTTTATTTAGCTCTTCTTTATTATTTATTTCTTTTTCACTTTCAATTTCAAAATTAGTTTGAAGATATTTCGTAAATATTTTTACAATATATTTATGTTTAGTCATTCTCTCTTTCTATATGTTAAATAAGGCGGGATTGTGTCCCGCCTTAAATAATTTAATTATTATGCTCCTGGTGAAGCAAAAATACCTCTATAGTCAGAAACTCCAAAAGAGTATCTTTCTCTAGCTTTGTATCTTACGTTACCAGTGTCGAAGTCACCTTCCATAGCAGTCTTAATCGGCGCTCTGTTAAAGTACTTCATTCCATTTGGAACATCTGTAAGGATATAAAACGCATCCGGATCAGTTAAGAAATTGTTCACTCTATAACCTTGAGGAACCATTCCCATTGATGCGATTGCATTGATATCATTATCAGCAGTACCAACTCTACCTTGAGTCTTCATAAGTCTCTCAGCAGTGAATTGAAGTTCAGAAGGGATAACCATTTTAACACCTCTTGAAGCAATTTTCAGACCTCTTTCGTCTGTCATTGCTGCAATGTCAATTAATGATTGCTCTAATGAAGTTTCATTCAAGTCAGCAGCTACAGCTAGTGTATTAGATACAGTTCCAGATATAGTTGGGTGTGACGCATTAAATAAAGAAACGTTATCTCCTGATTGGAAAGTTCCGAATCCGTTAATTAACGGTTGTACTGCCTTAACTTGTTTAGTGTTCGCCATGGATCTAGCTAACGCTTTTGTATATCTACTTGAAAGTCTGTCATACAAGTTGTCCTCAATAGCTTCTTCAGTAATCGCAAAAGCAAGAGCCACAGTTTCATGTGTGTATCTTGCAGTGAAAGTTTCTTGAGCATTGTCAAAAACAACTCCACTTCCTTCCGATTTAGTTTGAGCTTGAGCAAAACCTGATAACATAACTTCTTCTTCAAACGCTCTGTCTGAAGATTCTGTAGTGTATATTTCTGCGTGCTGATTTTCATAACGTTTGTATTCCAAGCCGAATAGTGCATTCAAACCTGGTTCTAGTTCTTTAACTAGTTGTCCTCTACTTATAGCCATTATATACCTGCCGTTCCTTTTAAGAAATGCTCGTTAATCATAACAACTAGATTAACATTAGCAGATCCTGCTGTGTCATTACTAGGATCTTTTGAAATCCCCATAATTCTTAATTGTGCTGTACCAGCCTTCTGGTCAGATGTTTGTAACTCTACTTTAGATACATAATCTGGTGAAGATCCTGCTGCATACACAATATCAGCGTTTAGGCCGACGTCTGCTGCTGCAGTTGCGCCGTCCGCTTGTACTTCAAACCTTTCGTAAGGGTCGTCAGAAACGAATCCTACGATATCTGTTGCAGTGTTACTTGCATTCAGATGGTTTGCCCATGTTGGCTTGCTTGTAGAAGCATCAGTATAAAAGACTCCAGTAAGTGGACCCATTAATAGTGTGTCGCCTGCTGCTGCTACACCAATAGTACCAGTAGCTAACATTTCTACTGGATCTCCTTGGTAAATAGCTGTTGCATTTGCGGCAATACTATATTCGGATAAACCTTGGTTGTCTCTATTCTGACCAACTTTTCCTATTGCTTTCAAACCGAAAGCTGCGTCTTGGTTTGCCATTATATTTTCTCCTTATGTGAGCTACCCTTGCGGGCCTCCACTCACGGGTTTATTTTATTCGTTGGTAGGAATTGTTAAAAAATTAACTTTTCTTTGTACCACCGAAGGTTACACGAGTTTGTCTATCAATATTGATAGGCATACTTGGATGCTGTTCCTTCATAAGATCGTTATCTACTGCTTCGACATTATCTTTACCTTGTTGTACGTAATGATCATTTCTTTGTCGTGCAATCTCTTCCGGTACCCTTGCCAGCACAAGGCCACCAACTCCGATCACTCCCGAATATTTGCCGTCTTCAACAACTGGAAAAGCTGAATCTGGATATTCATCTGCTCTAACAAGTTCATAGCCAGATCTTAATCTGCCTTGAAGATTCTTAGTATCGTTAAATCCCATTGATTCTACTCTTATCCATCTGTGCTGAAAACCTGTTGGCGCAGGGGGTGCATCTAAAGATGATGGTGGAGTCCAAACTTTTTTGTGAGATTCTTTTTCTCTAGTCTGACTCGCACGTGAGGTTTTTTTTTCATTATTATTATTATTTTCCATATGCTTAAGCCTCCTTCGTGAGTTGTAATTGTTTCGCATAAAGTTCTAGCGGCACACCTAATTTTTTAGCAATTGCTATCTGCGATGGTGTGAGCCTCACAGTTTTGCGACCAGTATTTGTACTTCGCTTTGCTGAAGCTACTATTTGTACGGGTTTGGTCGTTTCCCCTTTATTTGATGTAATTGTATCAAATTTCTGGGGGAATTCAAGTCTTATTCTCTTGTCTATTTCAACATAATACTCATCAGATTGGGGGTCATAACCTTCTTCCTCTGTAAGTTTCTTATGTAGATCAAAAGCAGTATAGGTCATAGCATTATCTTGACCAAACCATGAGTTTCTTGATGCCCATGTTTCAGCTTTAGGATCTGGTGTGCCTTGTGCCGCTTGTTGTCTATTTAAGTTTAAATCAGGTTGTCTGATTTGTTTAGCTTTATTAGCATTAAACTCTTCCTGAGCATTTCTAGTCTCCTCAAGTTTTGCTTTTTTATAACCAAGTTCAGAAATAGCAGTTAAAGCTTCAGCTTCAGCATTAAGATCATTTGCTTCTCTAGCTGCTGCAAGTTTTGCCTGCGCTGCCTGTACACCTGATACAATACTATCTTCAGTTGATTTTAAAAAACTAGGTTCAAGTTTAGAGATTTTCTTTTCTGCCGCTTCTCTTAATCTGTATTGCCCTCTTGCAAATTCAGCAGCTTCATCTTTTTGCCTCTCAGCTTCTCTCCATTTATGAGTTAGTTTTGCTATTCTTTTTTGTACAGAATCACTGTACTGTTCTAATTCTTTCTCGTCCGTTTTAGGATCTTCTTTCTTTTCTTCTGTAGTCTCTTCTTTTGCTTCAATTTCATTTGAAGCTTCTTCTACGACAGGTCTTATAGACGGTTCTTCTTTTACTTCCGTCTGTTCAACTTCTGCCTGGTCTTGCTCTTCTTCGATATCCACATCCATTGACGGACCTGTTACATCGAGATCAACTTGTTTATCATCTAAGTCTGGCATAGTTTCCTCCTATGTTATTATTAATATTGATGAAGTATATCTTCGGGATTATCAATGGTTGCTAAAACTTCATCGTCATTTAGCATTCTAACTTCCCCACCATCTATCTGGATTCTTGATCCAGCGTATCTTGCAAAAATTACCCAATCTCCTTTTTTACACCAAGGACCTTCTGGG